TCAAAGTGAGCGCCGGATTTGCCGCTTGCACCTTGCCGAAATCATAGTGTCGATATTCTCCGCCAAACGTGAGGTTGTCGGTGATCTTAAACTCGAGTCCGAGCCCAAGGTTCCAACCAGTCACCGACTGTTCAGCGCTCGTGTCGAGCGCGGCGAGGTTGATAAACTCGCCTTTCACATGCGCCCACGCCACACCGCCGGTCACATAGAGAAGTGTTCGCGCGAACGGCGTGATACCCGCGCGCACGTTGGCATAGGCTAGCCAGTCAATCTTCTGCTGAAGCAGGACTGCAGGCGTGATGCCGACTGCCGGCGCTAGCTCGGCTTGGCTCTTGAAGCCTAGCCATTGTGCGCCACCCTCAACGCCAAAGACAAAGCTACCGCTCTGCCCAAGGTAGGCGATGTGCCCGCCAATAAAGGCGCTGTTGTCGTCAAGGTTCACCTCGGTTGCGGTCACGCCCCTACCGAATATCGGGCTGAACGAGCCGAGATTGAATCCACCATCGAGGCCTAAATAGAAACCGGCCCAGCCGTCGTAGGCTGCGACGCGCGGCGCTAGTGGCGCCTTGATCGCCATATCCGCCGCGAGCACTGTCGCGGGAAACCCGAATGCGCCCGCCGCGATCAGCCACTTAATCCACCACTTCATTTTGTGACACTCCCCACAAGTTTGCTTCGACGGGATCGCCGAAACATTACGCCCCTTCACAGCGCGGGTCAGGACGGCCTTGGCACCTACAAAGATACGTGCGCTCGTTGGTCGCGATACGATTGCTTATCTCTGCTGGCGCCTTCAGCGAACCCACGCCTTTGATGCCTGCGATTGATTGATATGTCTGACAGAAACTATCTGTTTCAATCGGACTTTGGTTCAAGGCTGCGCAAGAAGTCGTCAGCGGAACCAGGGCGAGCGCGAAAATCCTCCAGCGACTTTTTTGCATACTCGGATTTCTCCAAAACACGCATAGCCGCCTGCGCAATCTCCGCATCTTGCCCCGCCTTGAAATCCTTGGCCGCTCGCGCCTTGTCAAAGAACACTTCGGCAAGGCGCAGACACGCCAAGGCTATGTTAAGCCACGTCAGCATCAGTTGCGATTGACCGTCACATTCGCTGGCGTCACCTGCTCAAGCTCATGCCCGGCCGTTGTGTTGGTAAGCTGGATATTCTTGACCCCTGGTATGGTTGCCGCTTCTGCAACAATCGCATTCTTTCGACTTGCCAGCAGTGACCAGACAATTCCGCTAAGCGTCATCAGCGGCCCGACTATCGCCAGCACGTTGGTTGTGATTCCCGCAACCTGCGTAGGCGTCAACCAGCCAAACGAAGTGGCGAGCATTCCCGCAATCGAAACCACTTGCGTAATGAGCTGCGTATTTTGTTGCGACATCGCCGGCACATTTTGCTGCGACATACCCGGCACATTGTCAATCATTTTAGAATCCTCCTCATGTCTCTCTTAGAAACTCGATATCGTTTGCGACTTGAGCAATGGCGAAGATGATTGGCGCGACGCCCGGCTGTGTATCCCATTCCGTCGAGCGGAACACGGAAACCCACTTGCCGTCTTTCTTCACCTCTCGGAACTTGCCCGCAACCTGGATATTGGTCCCGCCCCAAATGTATGGCGACGGGAGGTTCCGCATGTGATAGCCGCCGCCATTGAAAATTTCCGAAAAATACAAATCCTTTTCAAGGCGCCAATCTATGACGGATGACAAACCGTCAACATTGAGCGAGTCGATTGCACCAGCCTCGAACGTAGACCAAGGGCCGCGCCCCTTTGGCACAAGTGTAGTTTTCTTGTGAAGCGACTGCCCGTTACCGAGGTAGGTGTCCCAATCGCAATCCGACTCGCGACGGTGGAGGGCGGCGATCACATACCAGGGAACGCCCTCGCCCTCACGGCCAAGCCCGTCATGCGCAGTGGCGTCTTGGATGGTCTGGTAGCGCTGACGGTGTTCAACGGCATACTCACCAAGCTTGCGGAACTCGGCGGCACGGGCCGGCTTGATCTTCATCCGGTCCCATTGCTTGGCGTAGGTAGGCCATTTTTCGCCGTAGCGCATAGAAAATGCCCTGGTTTCGCCAGAGCATTAACACGAGTGCGGCAGCGCTGGCTATGGCAAAAATACCACAGGTTGAGACCAATCGATTCCGCCAACAAGACCGATGAGCAGGCCAAGGATTACGATCCCCAGCAATCGCGGCACATCCGAGCGCTCAAGCCATCCATCGCAAGGCAAATTCGGGTGCATGTCCCGCATCCAATTGTCGCCGCTCATATGTAAAACTCCTCAATGAAGATTTGCCCGTTGGCGCCGTTGCCTCCTGCAAACGTCCCCGCCGCGCCGCCGTTCGCTGCGGCGCCGACCGAGTAGGCAATTACACCAGGGCTGTTGACAAAAAACTCGACGTATTCACCTGCACCTCCGCCCGAGCCGGGGCCAACGTTGGCACCACCACCACCCGCACCGCCCGCGCCCGTATTCGCTGTCCCATTGCTACCAGCGGCAAGCGCGCCCCCCACCCCAGCGCCGCCAAACGGATTAACGCCACCATGCCCGCCAGCGTTTGACATACCGCTATTACCGCTCGCGGAACCGCAACCCTTCCCGCCGGCAACGCGATTGATGAGCGTTCCAGTCCCGTCTACGCCACCGGTTCCGCCAGCGCCGCCACCGTTGCCATTGTTGCCGGCTCCGCCAGTGCCGCCAATGCAGGTCCAAGCTCCAAACGACGTTGTGTTGCCCGTTGTGCCGTTGTTGGCAGTCCCGCCGCCGCCACCGCCACCGCCGGCACACATTCTCACCCGGATATGAGAGACCCCCGCCGAAGGCGTGTAGTTTGCCGCCCCGGCCGTGAATCTCTGAACCGTAGGGCGCACGATGTTTGATGCGGAGATCGCCCCCGTGACCGCAAGCGAGCCCGGAATTTGAATCTGTCCGACGCTCGACCGTATGACGGTTGTAACCGTGCCGCCGATCATCGCTTGAATAAAAAAGTCTGCGTCTTCGCTACCGTTGGTTACGTCAGTGATTGAAAAAGTGAGCCGGCCGAAAAGTGTTTTGTTTGCTCCAGAATCGTTGCCGTAAAAGTCATACGCGCCAAGCGAGTCGGCATTCGCTGGTGATGCGGAATTTCGATAGAGACTGTGGATCGGTCCGACCGCCGCAGCCGCCTCCGTCGAGATAATCTCTTGCCCGACGAAACCGACGCTCGACCCCGTGATTGTTTGCGTACCGCCTAGCGTCATGGCGCCGCCAACCGTAAGCGCGCCTAGGATGTTAACGGCGATTGCAATTGAGACGGTTGCCGTACCGACAACAACAACGTTGGCGCCGCCGCAGAAAATCGCCTGCTCGTTTGCGGCGGTGCGCTTGATGCCTGTATCCGGGTCAACCTCGTAATTGAAACCGTTTTGATGCAACACGAGAGCCGCAGTCATCGGCCCTTCGGAGTTGCGCGCGAGACTGCCTGTCAACGCCGTGGCGATGTCAGAGAAATTCGCATTCACCGCCGTACTGGCAATCGTGGTGCTCGGTACGAATGTGTTTGGGATTGAATAGTTGCCGGAACCGTCGCGAGACATTTTAAGCGCGCCCCCATCCGCCGAATGCAGCGCGAAGCGGCTGCCCTGCCATCATGGCCCGCCGCAAGTCTGGCCTCGCTGTGGACGAGGCACCCAATGCAGCCGGTGCGGCCGGCAAGGGTGTGCTCGCATCGACGCTAGGTGCACCCATGGCAGCCGGCGCGGCCGGTGCTGCCGGCGCGGCCGGCGCGGCCGTACTAGGCGCGCCCTGCCTTGCCGCATAGCCAAGTATATCCTGAAACGCTTCGGCAGCGCTCGGCACGCCACCGCTCGCCGCTGCCTTCATCATGCCTTGCCACGGATCGCCCCCCCCTGAAAAGATCGATGAGAGCTGCCCCCACTTCGGACCAAGATTGTTCAATATCCCGCCGATGCCGCCGCCCGTTGATGGGGAGTCTGGCCATCCGGCGAGCTGCCCTGCAGCATAGCTGCCGCCCGGATCAGGCAGCCCAAACAATGTTCGATCCATTCGACTACCGCCCCATCATCGCGCGGCGTAGCGCAATGCGTAAGTCCTTCTCTGACATTTTCTCGATGTCTTGGCGAGCCCTGGCAGCCTGCGGAGAGAACGCAGCCGGTGCTACTGGCATCGAATTAGTCGTCATGCCACGTGGCCCCGGCGCCGCCGCAACCGCCTTCGTGGGTGCGGCAGCAGCAGCCTGTCGGATATCGAACGCGTTGACGGCGCCCGTCGCGCGCGCGAGATCGCCTTCAAGTGTCGCGGCCGGCGCGCGATGGGTCGGAATTTTCGCGCCCACCATTGAGCCCGTGCCGCCGACCAACGAGGCGACGGCAGTCTTTCCCCATCCCTCAGGCGTAAAGAAGCGCTCGCGCGCGGAGCGACCGGCGGGAGTGTCTTTGCCCGCATTCGCCCAATCGATTTGATAGGGCAACATTGCGCCCTCTGCGGCAGCGGCCACGCCAGCCGGCGCCGCGGCGAGCCCCTTCAGTAGATCGCCCTCGCCCGCACTGCGCATACCCGGCGCCACGCGCGCCAGTTCGCGCGCCTGCTCGATTGCCGTGATGTCACCGCCCGTTGGATTGAATGACTGCTTTTGCGCGGCACCCTTTGGCGTCATCATCGTGCGCCCGGATGCGGCTTCCGCCATTGGCGCGATTTCGCCAAGGTCTTTACTTAGCGCGCGTTGCGCCATCACGGCACGAAGCCGCGGATTGTAGGCCGCGGCCAAGGCAATGGTGCCACCAACGACCGGCAGGCTGCCAGTCCAAGGCGCACGCTCAACAAGCGGTCTTTCGGCCGCCTCTTTGCTTCGACCCTCAGCGCTGATCTTGTCTTGGATGTCTTGCACCTCGCCAAGTCGCGCGCGATTTTTCTCAAGCTGTGATGTGACCGATTCCATTTGGCGCGTGAGCCGATCCGACGATGCGGCGGCTCGCCCTTCCGCCGCCTTCTGCGCACGCGCACTTTTGAATTGCCCCGGCTCCGGAGTTTTTTGCGCTCCGAGCGCTTTAAGGTCCGCCTCTTGCGCGGCAATTTTGGTTTTCAAATCCTCGATTTGCGGCGTGTACTCGCCCGCACGCTCAAAGATTTGTTTCGAGCCTTCCGCCGCCTCGGTCGCTGATGTGAGACCGAGCGTTGCGCCTACCGTCTTCGGGAAGCTCTTCGCAAAGTTCACGATTGGCTTCGCAACCGTACTAGCGGCCCCGCCAACGAACGGGACCGGCGCGAGCCCGCCGATGTATTGCCCGGTGTCGCCCTCGTAACTGCCGCGCCACTTTTCCTTTGCCTCTGGCGATACCAACCCGGTCACATAGGACGGCAACCCGAACGGGTCGACCGCGCTTGTTGCCACGGCCATAGGCGATGGCGTTGGCGCTTGTGGTGGCGGCTCCTGGTATCGACCGCCAACGTAGCGGCTTTGGCGGAGCGCCGCGCGCGCGAAAGGATCATCGGGCACCATGCCAATGCCGCCCATCGCATCGGGCGGCATGTCCTGTTGACCGGATAGCATCGCTTCCAATAGCGCGCGATCGACCATCGCTTAGCCTCCGTACCCCATGCCGCCACCATAGCCCAATTCGGGAGGTGGCGCGGTTTGCGGCGCCTGCATCGCCGGTTGTTGCATCATCGCAGCCCGTAGCTTTGCAAACGTGTTCGGCACCATGTAGGGCGCCATTGACGACATCGACTGCGCCGTGACCGGCGACATTGCATTAGGGTCAGTCGGGTCCATTTCACTCTTCCTCTTTGTCGACCGGCGGAGCCTCACCCCGCAAGCTCTCGCCGAAGCGCGCGAGCGCGAATGCTAAATGCATCCCGGCCATGATCGGCCGGAAAGTATCGGCAGCGCCCGCCATACATTCGATGCCATCGTTTGGACTGACGACAATCTCAAGGTATGCCTTGAAGAATTGCCGGCCAAACACGATCGCAGTCACGCCAATGCCAGAGCTCTGATCGAATATCGACATGGTGTAGGCATCTGGCACGCGCTTGTCAGCAATGCCATCAGTCGGGTGCACGTTCGGCGAGCCGGCAAAGCCCTTGACGCTCTCCGGATTGAATTGCTTGGCGAACGCTTCAATCAGTGCCTTGTTGCGCTCTGCGTTGGTCATCTCTGCCATGGTGCGCCCCGATCCTTGAGTTTGAACAAAAGCCTTTCACGTATCCAGCGCCAGCGCCGCTTGCGCGCCTCATGGCGTACGGTCGCCCAAAACGCGCGCGTCATCACGCACCAACGGATATCCCGATTAAGCGGCGCAGCCCCCCACCATTTTTTTACGATAAGGCAACGCCGCATGCGATCGTCAAGCGATAGCTGGTAAAGATCGCGCGCAGTCATGAGCACGTATATCCGCCCATCAACCCCGCTGAACCAATCTTGCCCGGCTCGCAACATCACTGCCCCATCATCGCGCGTTTGAGCTTGTCGCGCTTGCCTTGTTCCTGAATTGGCAACATCGCATCCATGCCGCGCATTGTCGGTTGCGCTGGCGCAGACCGAGACAGCATATTTTTGAGCGCCGCAGTGTAGCCGGCGACGGCGGCCGGCGATGCCAAGCCGCTCTGACCGCCCTCCACCGTATCGGGAGCGTCCGGCGACCGTGGCCCGGCAACCGTATGCATGAGCTTAACCGGATCGGCGAAGCGTGTGAGGAATGTGCCGACATTCTTTTCCAGCGCGTCAAGCCGTCGATTGTAATCCTCCGTGCCAGTCGATCGCGCGAGCGCGCCAGCCTGCGCCTCGATCTGTTGCAGTTCATAGTTTGATTGCGCCCCTGGTGCGCGCACCGACGGTCCAAGGATCGCGACGAGATTCGATTGCACGGTGCGGACTCGATCTTGCACCTCTGCCGGACGCGCGCCGCCCTCAATCGCGCTTTTTATTTCACCAAGGCCGCGACCAATTTGCCCGCTGATCATCCCAAGCGGATTCTCGTAAATGTGTTCAGCACTGCCGACGTAGGGGCCGGTTCCGCGCTCGAAGGCTCCTTTGCCGAAATCGACCGGCAACTGCCGCGCTTCCTGAAGAATCCCACTGACCGCCTGCGCCGTCTCCGGACCGGTGCGGCTCTTGAGCACCTCGCGCCGCTTTAGCTCCGCCTCATTGATCGCCGTGTTCGCTTCCGCCTGCGTCTTGGCGTGCGTGGTCACCTCTTCGCGGGTCATGGGCGTATCAGACTTGCGAAGTTCCTCCGCCCTGGCCTTGAGCCCGCTCCAAGCTTCGGCGACCGCATGCGGCGGTGCCGTATTCGAGTTGGCAATGGCCCATTGCAATTTTGAATAGGCGTTTTCGTTGATCGCTTTGGAAAGATAGGGTGCAAGCGATGGCGGAGCCGGTGCCCGGCTCGCCCCTTCCGCGCCGACCGCGGCAGCGATCGGGCGCGCCCCTGGAGGCGCGGGAACCGGAGGGGCGAGCGGCCCCGGAGCCGGCCCCGTAGGAAGCCCGCCGGCTGCGGGAATCGGCGCCGCGGGCATAGGGGTGCCGGCCGGCACGTTTGGCGGCATGGGCGCGGCTCCGCCACCGGGCGCGAGCGCCTGCGGAACCGGTTCCATCCCCATCGCTTTCGCAACCGCGTCCTGCGCCTGCGGATTAGCAAGGAAGGCATCCGGCGTCATTTCGGCACCGAGCACCTCTTTGGTGTAGCTCGGAACCTGTGCCCCCATGACCCCGTAGCGGCCATGCGCGCGGTCGCCGTTCACGGGCGGCCCGCGGAAATCATACCCCACCGGGTTCGGACTGGCCGCACTGGCCGGCATGGCCGGCGCGGTGTCAGGCGCTTGCACGCGCGGGGCAGGTTGGATCGGTGCCCGTGGTGCGGGCGGCGTAGGGGGCGCGGGCGGTGTCAACTCTGGCGGCACCATGGCTGGAGGCGCGACCGGCGGCACAACAGGACTCGTGTCGTCGAGCCCCGGCGTACCGAGCGCCTTGATTGGCTCCGCCGCCGCGGTGCGATCGGCCCTTTCTTCCTGCCGAAGATCGTTGATGCCCATGCCGCCCATGAGGCCTTGAAAGCCTTGTGCGAGCGCGGCAGACCAATGGCCAAGCGGCTTATAGGTCGCCGCCTGCTCTAGCATCGTATCGAGCAATTTTCGCCGCGCCCGCGTCGACTCTGGCGTGTCGGATCGGAAATCGTAGTAAGCGCCTGAAGTAGGACTAGGCATGGTCTAGTGCCCCGTAGTCGATGCACAGGAAGCCGCTTGGCATCCGGTCAACAGCATCCGGCCGCACGATCGCGACTTCGTCGGCCATGTAGCCGGTCCGGCGCTCGCCCTGTGCATGATCCCACAGATAGCGGAAGAGATAGATACCCCAGCCGCGCGGGTCGAAGCCGATCAATTCAATATCGGTCTTCAAGCGCCGATCGCTTGGCATCTTGAAGCCGCCGCCCGCCCATCCGCCAAAACCAGCGCCCGCCGCGGCACCGATCGCGCCGAGCTGTGCCTGATAGCCGGCCATCTCGTTTTTAAAGTTTGCCTCGACGAGTCCAGTGTAGTCGACAGGCGCGACGCCCGGAGTTGGCGCGGCCGGCGCCGACGTTGAGCCAGTCGGCCCCCGGATCAAGGCGCTCAATTCCTCGAGCGGCAGGCCGCGCTCTTTCAGCGCTGCGTCATTGCCCTTGGTATAGGCGTCGAGATACATAGAATCGTAAGCGCGCGCCCTCGAGTCTGAGAATTGCTGTTTCGCTCGATTGTAAGCCTCGCTGCCCGGCATGATGCCTTTGTTTTGCAGTTGCGATTCGAGCTGTTCCGCCTTCGTATTCCACTCCGGATCGAGGAATTGCGCTTGCATGTCGCTGATGACCTTGCCGCGCGCCGCATCCATGGTGAATGGCGTGGAGATCGAGCCCTTGATCTTGTCGAGCAACGTGTTGCCCGCCTCGCCCATCTTCCCATAGGCAGCGTATTGCAGGTCCGCTAGCTTTTGCTCTTCGGGTGAGCGCGTCGTCTCCTGCTCAAAGTGCGGCGTGCCATCCGGCCAAGTCCCGATTTGTTTGTAGCTTGTTGACCCCATCGGGTTCTTAACATTGGTCGCGTTGAGCCCGTACTGCGTAATTGCAGTTTCCTTATTCATTTGCGATTGAGCGGCCGCCGTGGCCTTCGGGTCCGGAGCGTCGGGAGCGTCCATCACTTCGCCTCTTTCACAAACCGGCAATTGCCCGGCAACAACCCGTATATCATGGCATCGTCAAACTTTGTAGGCCCCCAGTAGCGCCGCTGGCAGCCCTCATAGGTCCAGCCCAGACGTTCCAGATATTTGCGCATTTCCTTGTTGACCCGCCGACATCGCGCCGTCGCCCTCTGGCAGCCAAGCGTAACGAAGACGTGGGACGCAACCGCGCTCATCGCCTCTCGCGTCAGGCAACCGCGCCCATAGAGACTCACGTCGATGTTTGACGCTGACTTGCCCGTAAGCACGTAACCGCCACGCAAATCATAGACCCCCGTCGCCGCGTTGCGATCGAGGCAACCGAAAATCTGATAAGGCGGGAAATACACGATGCCCAGCATTGAGCCGATGTACTTCGCCGCCTTCTCATCCTGCCCTAGAAAACGCACGATCACGCCGCCTCCAATGGCTTCCCCGTCAACAGAATGCCCGGATAGTAATTGCTGGCCGCGTCAATCCAGCGAGCTTGACCACCCTCCACTAGCTCGCTGCACGCCATATAGACAACATCGGCCTTCCTGCGAAACTCCGCACGCGTGACCAAATATCGCCCGTCATGCTTCGACGCCTCGCGGACAATCGCTTTTTTAGTCGCAGCAAGAATAATGCTCACATCAAACCTCCATCCACCATTTGAAGATTGAAGCCGAAGAGTTGCAGCAACAGCGTACGCGCCGCACTGCCACCACCGACAGTGACGGCGCCCTTCATGCGCAGGCTCGCGCAATATCCCAGCCCGGCGACTCCGATCCAATCGGACACCATGCCGCGCGTTGTTCCCCATACGTCAACATCCCAGACCGCGACATCCCAGAGCGCTTGTGTGGACGCGATCGGAGTAGGCACCGACAAATCATCGTTGCGGTCAAAGTCGACTGACAGTCCGATGCTTGGCGCTACCTGCCCGTCCGTCGCAATGATGGGCTGCGCTTGCAGCCATTGCTTGAGCTGACCGCGCGCACCGCAGAAATTGAACGCGCACTCTAGATCGAAGTTAATCGGGCCGTCTTCGTCGAAGCCCTGACAATCCGCCTCATAAACATAACCGTTGTTCCCGCCAAAGAAGAGCCGATCGTTGAAGAGTGCCCAGCAGTTAGCCGGATTGCCATCGAATTCGCACCACGCCCCCGTCACGGTGTTCATGACATATTGGATCTGGCCCGAGCCCTCCGCCACCGGATAGTTGAGAATTGCGCGCGTCCCGCGCGGGTAGCTGATCAATTGCCATCCGAAATTTGCCCGGCCGGCGCGAGCCGACGCATTCATGATTGGTTGAATGTTTTTTGTAAGAGCGATGTTTTGCGCCGCGGCTCGCTCCGTGAACACCGCGCGAGAGAGCGGCACCACGCCATCGATAGAGATAAACGCAAGATCGCCTTGCACCTTGGTAAGGCACCGCCTGCCGATCGGCTCGCCAAGCGGATAGACCCCACGCAACGCAAACGACCCATCGGTGGCCGTTGGATCGTCTCCGCTGTAGACCGCGCATTCGCCGCGCGAGCTGATAAACGCAATGAAATTGTCCGGCCCGTCACTGCCGAAATTCCAAGTTCCAATGGCCTGTAGCTGCCCGCCCTTCTCAAACACACCCGTCAACGGGAACACCGTTGCGGCACCCTGGATTGCATCGGTCGCAAGATAGTAAGGCGATATCTGCCCATCGACGCAAAGCCAGATGCGGCGCTTATAGACCGCAGGCTGAATGATGCTTGACGCAGTCGGCCCGGTTATCGAAAGCGTCGCCCATGTGCCGCCATCGAATGAGCGCGGCACGTCCGCGCCGTTCGCGATCCAGAGGAAGTGACCGCCCGTTCCTGAAAAGTTGACAAATTGCCAACGAGCATTCGACAGGCCAGAGACCGCGGTCGATGCGGTCGCCGTTGCTGCCGTCGTCGCCTCGTAGATCGCCGAGCCCGCCGCCGCGAACAGTATGTTCGTAGTCATGCCCTGATAGGGCAAGAGCGTATCAACCTTGTTCGCCCCGTTGGTCAATCGATGGCGCTTCGCCCCGCCGCGTATCTCCACATAGCCCGGTTGCGGAAACATGTTTTTGAGCGTGATGGCGTGGTCTTCTGGCATCGCGGCTTGCGAGCTGATCGCATCCCAGCCGAGGACCGGCGCGGGAATCGAGACACCGCGCGCGAGCTGGATTTTCTGCGGGTTAGGACGGAGCGCCTTACGCATCAACCAGTTTCCTTCGTTAGACACGCCGGCCAGACCGCCCTCAATTCGTCAGGCGTTTGCGCGGCATCTATTGCCGGATCGGCAGGCGCATCACGCAACGCTCGTTTTTTGGCGGCAATGTCAGCCAATGGTGCGCCGGACGTACCACCCTCAACCGCACGCAAGGCCTGTATGTCAAGCGCCGCGAGCAAAGGCGCGCGGGCTTCACGCATCTTGTTGCGCCAAACCTCGCGCGCCTTCGGCATGTCCACACTAAAAGTCATTCCGTTTTTCCGCCACGCCAGACGAAATGTACGATCGGCGTCAGCCGGAAACTTCCAGCCATCCGGCATCTCATGAACATCGATCGCGTCAGCCGGGATCGACACCTCGATAACGTGCGCCCTGAATTCATCATCCGTAAGCTTGCGACCAAGAACGAGTTCCACCCTCTCTTTTTCGACGGAAAGAACGCGCATCAATCGGCCATCGGGATGAGTGTAGGTGTAGGTGAGAGGCATCATTGGTCTCCTAAACAAATCACGGTTACCCTCGTGGTCGTGGCTTCTACGCTATGCGAAACGAGGACGTTCCCTGTTGCTCGACCACCACTACCGACACCAACGTTGAATGATTGATTTGCACCACTGATTGCACAGTAAGTCGCGGCCGAAAATGCAACGGTGAAGTTGAACTGAGTATCGTTAGTCGCACCGTCCGTGACTGAAGTCACGTTGAAAGTCTGCTCTAGAGCAGGGGCATCAATGCCCCCCACGTAAGTCACGGTGCCCCATGCCTTTGGGGAGCTTGGATGAAAGTGCTGGCGTCCCGGTGTAACCGCTACCGTCGTGCTCGATGCAGCCTCTTGCTCGGCTTGTGTGGCAGCGACGAGGCCCGTGGGAGCCGCAAAGGCGCCATCCGCCCGCAGGAAGTTGGTCGTGCCGCCGCCACTCAGCGGCACGAGCCCTTTCAGTGTACTTGAAAAAAGATCGAGCAGCGCCGTCGCCTGCGTGCCGGTCAAATCTTCCGGCGGACCGGTCCCACCCCCGGAATTGCGCGCCTTGAACCTGCTCGCCGCCATATCCGCGAGCATCGCATTCGTGATCGAGCCGGCAGCGGGCGAGCCGACCAAGGCCGAAATTTTCGTCGCCCATTTAAGGAGCTGATTATTACTAGAACCTGCGGGCTTCACAGCCATGAAGCCCCACTATCCGATAATGACGCCCGGCCAAGTTTTCGTAGCAGGCACGCCCGATCCGGAATTTGACTTGCGGAGAATGCGCAGCCCGCGGCTGTGCGACGACTTGGTTTCAAAATAGCGCTCATACGTCGCCATGTCTTCGGCGTAGTCCAGTCCATTCATCATCTTGAACCGGTAGCGAGCGCCATAGATGAATAGACTGTCTGGCAACCTCGGGAGATCGCTATCGAGCAAGAATTCGCGTTGCGGCGTGCCGTCCGCTTTCTTCGCCCATGTGTTTGCAATGTAGGTATAGGCGATCGTCTGCCCCGCCGTTGCAGCCGGGAAAAAATGCAGCACATCGCCAATGATGCGCCAGAAACCGATTGAGCCAGCAGTGCCCACCGTCGCGGCGTGCATTTCATCCCACTGCGCCGGTTCGCATGGCCCGTCATAGCGCATGTTGACGGTTCGATTCCAAATCGATGCCTTCTCGGACAGGCGATCGAAATCATCCGGGAACGCGGTTTGCGCTTCGGCCGCGAGCGTTAGCTGCGTTGTCTCGGTCGTAAGGATCGGCCACTCATGACGCTCCATTGCGTCGTCGCCAGACTCCTGAAGACACGATACGAGTTTCTGAATGTTCAAGTCCTGCGACAACAGCGCGAGGGTAGGCGAGCGGAGCCCCACACGGGGCGCCACTCGCTGAATAATCTGGATGCAACTACGAACGTTCGGAGCCATTACGCTTGCTCGCCTGCCTCACGCCTTCGGTCTCTCTCGCGCGCCGCATCGTCCATAAAGTCGGACTCGTCCTCGCCGTGCCCCTGGTCTCCGAAGTCCTCATCGGCCTCGTCCGACAGCTTATACCAACCGAGCTGCTTTTCGATCGCAAGCTTAAGGCTTGGCGGCATGGTCTCCTGGCTTTTGAGCCACTTGAGCATGTCGATTGGCTCTTTGTACTCGCCCGAGTCGATTGCCTTCTCTAGCTCGTCGAGTGCTGCCGCGCGCTTTGTCGCCTCTTCGGCCTCAACTTTTTTCTCCTGGTCTTCGTCTGCCGGCTTTCCGTCCATGGTTGTCCTCACATACCCGACCGGTTGATGGGATTGCCGCCGCCGTGGGCGAATTCAGCGGCAAAGTACGCACACAACAACAACGCATCGAACGTTGCCAAACATTGATTGACCGACGAATAGCCGATGCAAAGGCCGATCAGCAGGACGGTGAACAGCGCCGAAGCGGAAGCCATGGCAACAATAATGAGCCCGCCCATGGTCAATACCTCCTAGCCGGCGAAGCGCTCGACATCATCGCGCGCTTGAGTTTCTCGTAAGTGCTCGGCACCCGTGCCGGTAGCTTGCCGCCCTCATCGGCTTGCGCAAACTCAGCCCCCACGCTCTGCGGAATGCCGATCGTCGAGCGCCCCTCTTTGGCGGCATACATCGCACGCCTCTGTGATTCACTGACCGGCGGCACTTCGCATCCCCCACGGCCCCATGTTGTCGGGATTGGTCATCGATTCAATAAGCGCCTGCCGGCGCCGCAGGATCGCCGCCGCTTCCGGCGCCGGTGACATAATAGTAACCGGCGTTTGACGCTCTAGCACGGATGCGGCCTCACCCGGCTCCGGATAGATGTTTTGATAAGTCGACGAGACGCGCTTCGGATCGAGGAACGGCATTTCCTGCGCATACGCCTTCATTCCCTCGACCGGATCGGGACGACTGCGCACGGCCTGCGCCATGTGCCCCTGTGGTGTGTACTTATTTCCCCACGCGCTAAATGCCCCCTCCCCGGGCATCGAAGGCAAGCGCGGCTGAAGGAACTCGCCCGGAGGCGGCTTTGCACCGCCGCCCGCCGTGACGATATTCGGACGCGAAACCGGCCCGACGCGCGGGCCGATCATGTTCAATCCGAACATTGCATCTTTGGCGAATGTACCGACCGGATTTTCTTTAAAATTCTGCCGGAATTTGTCGCCCTCCGCGAGCGCAGACTGATAGCGCTCGCTGAGAAGTTTTGCCATGACATCCCGAAGCCCCGGACTCCCGGTAGCGGCGCCGATCGCACCGCCTAGCGCGTTCGCATCACCAGGAGTCGGATTGATCCGCAGAAACGGGTCGGCCATGGCATCGCCTCGCTATGCAGCCCTACCCTTACCGGTGTTTACTTTCGGCGAATTTACTTCCGCCTCTTTTTGCTGCCGCTCAAGCTCACGCGACTGCAACTGATTGATTTGTGCCTGCAACGCCGCGATCGTCGCTTCCTGCCGTTGCGCGTCTGTCAACGCCTTGTTGAGCGCCGCGCCGCTCTTGGCGTCATCGAGGTATGCCCGCGCCTTGTCCCGCAACTCTTGAATGTTGCCGGGAAACTTCTGCAAGTGCTCATCGGACAGACCGGCGAGCATCTCGACCGTCCGCACGTGTGCGGCCATCAGCGTCATAGCCATGGCACGCGTAACCATCGGCCAATGCGTCAACGGCTTGCCGGCACCCTCTCCGCCCGTGACGGTGCGATCCTTGAATGACTGATAGGCGTGCGGGAACCGCTTGCGGTAAGCCGGACTCGAGGGCTGCAACAGGATGTTGTTGCGATCACCCGGAATGGCAACCTTGATGTGCTCGACATCGTCATAGACATCCGTGCCGCGCGCCTCGGTCTCCTTTGCGTTGATCATCGGGTAAAACCCGAATGCAACGGCCACCTCAGGAACCTCCGGACGCATGCCGGCTTCGCGCTCAAGCATCATCGGGAATTCGTCGTCTAACATACCGGTCATCGTTCTCTCTTTCGTTTTTGAAAGATCGGGAGCCGCCGAACCCTTCCTAGAGGCCTAGGGGGCACGAGCGGCTCCGATCCTCCGGATTAGAGCGCCCCCGAAGATTCCTCCCCCTCGGTCACCCTCTCTGGATTCGCGCCCGCATCCTCACGGACAGTCGGAACATCGCGCCATTCATAGCGCGAATTGCCACCCTCAACAATGTTCCATTCTTGCTGCAGGATAGCGTTTTTCCCCCTCCCCAGGATGCGGAGCTTAGTGCCGCAAATCTGGACCGGATCAGCCATGGGCGCGACCCTGCTGCGACCCCACGCCACCACCAACGGCACCGCCGCCACCGCCGACACCGCGACTGGCACCGCCACCACCACCGCCGGACGGCTGTGCCGGCGCCACGCCCGCTGGCGTGGTCACCATTTTGACCGCAAACATGGCTGCCGTTTCGAGCAACGTTTGCGCCTCGGAGCCGGCGCGCGGATCGCCGTGCTCTGGCTTCCACTTCTCGATATCGTCGAGAAGATCGGCAAAGCGGCGCTTGATATCGTCAACCCGTTGGTTGCTGCTCGGATTGAAGCTCAGGCGTACGAGAAACTCGCCTTTCGTCTGCGGGCGCTGCGGAGTACCCGCCTGCTGTGCTTGGCTCATAAGCTCTCCTGCTTTTCCGGATCGCACTCACTCACTCGCTGACCCGTAATGGAATCGGATCATCGCGGCCAACAGGCCGTCACCATAGACGCGAAAAGTGCAATCCCCGGTTTTCCGCATCAGGTCCATGAAGTTGGTGGCGTAGGTCATCAGGACCGGCGAGGTATAGAATACGCGCGCATTGTCGCCGATCCCGACTTTGCACGTCGTCACCTCTTGCACTTTGCCGGCGTGCTTGCCGGCCCATTGCTCGACACCCTCCGCCGCAAATGAGCAATCCATGGCATGCACGGAAAAGTCCCGATAGCCCTGCGCATAGAGCAACGGTATCGAGCGCAATCCGACGCTGCCGCCACCGGAAATAACAGTGTCCGGTTTCTCATGGTACTGATCGACAAGCGGCACCATGAAGTCCTGCATTGAAACGTGCCAGAGCGAAACGTCACAGCCGGCGAGTTTCTCAAAGACCTTTTCGTGCACGCACGACGCTATCTGATAGTCGACACCAGCGCGACCGCGCGCGATGTTATCCGCCTTGTGTGGCCGCGGATCGCACTCAATGTGAATATCCGGCGTCACACCATGATCAATCAGAAAATCATGCGAGCCCGACACGCTGATGATGTGCGCCAGTCGACCGCCGCCACGCTCGCGAGCCTCTT